CTGCTGCTGGTAATGTAGATGAAGCTAAAAAATGGTATGACGCAGCACAGAACGCGGCATCAAACGGGAAATTAACACCAAAACAATTATCTGCCGCCGATCTACAAAAAGGAGTAAATAGCTTTAGTGAATTAACATTAGCAATTGAGCAAGCAACAGATGTAATCAATATATTGCCAAAATATAAGACTCAACCACATGATGCTCCAGATTTTAATATTTATTGTTATATAAGTTACGCACGAAAACTAAAAGGATTACCACCAATAGAATACAAAGATATTTACAAATTTTATGATGATAAAATGGAAGAATATCTGAGACAGTATGGCGATCCAAACGGTGTATTTACAGAAGCCAATGACACTATGTTAAAAAACAGACCGAATATAGAAAAATTCATTGTATTGCCAAGCGATTACGATGACTTGTCAGATGAAAGCGAGGATGATGCAGATGAATGATTTTCATTTGATGACTGATGAGTCAATCAAGGAAAGAATACTTGCTATACAAGATGATTCTGTATTTGGAAAAAACTTATATAACTACTATGAATTTATAAGCTGGGCAAGATGGTACCCAGATTTGTTCATAGACTTATTGCGCACTGAAAAAAGTAACTTCAATATGCATTTTGATCAAAGAGTTTTTTTGAGGTCGGATGTACGATTCATGAATATGTATGGCACATTCAGTCGTGGATATGCCAAAACATTTAATGAAGTCTTATCTTGTGTTATAGTTGCTATTCTCTTTCCACAAATTGAACTTGCAATTTCGGCTCAGACGAAAGAAAATGCAGCAGATTTATTAAAATCTAAGTTCAATGAAATCAGAAACAAATTCCCTCTTATTGAGAACGAATTAGAAAAAGAACCTAAATTTATCAAAGGCGATGCATTAATTCAGTTTAAAAACGGAAGTTCTATAGATGCTATTGCAAATGCACAGACAACCAAAGGGCAAAGACGAAGAAGATTAAAAATTGAAGAAGCTGCTCTTTTAAATAACGAACTATATCAAGATGCTCTTGAACCTGTAACAGAGGTTCCTAGATACACCGTAGGAAAAATGGCTCTTGTCGATCCACAAGAATTAAATCAACAAATACATTTCTTTACCACATCTGGTTTCCGTGGTTCTGACGAATACCAACGCTCTATAGATATGTATGACAATATGTGTGAATTAAAAGGTCAAATCGTTCTTGGTGCAAGTTGGATGTTGCCATGTTGGTACGGTAGAGGTAGTAACAAAAGTCAGATATTAAGAAAAAAAAGTACCTCCTCTCCAATTGCTTTTGCACAAAACTATGAGCAAGAGTGGGTTGGTTCTTCAGACGGTGCGTTAGTTGATATAAATAAATTAATGAATTGCCGGACATTGACTACACCAATGATTAATTTCAATAAATTAGACGAAGAATTTTATCTTGGGGTTGACGTTGCTCGTAGCCAGAAAGCAACAAACAATCAGTCTTCTATTGCAATTGGACGAGTTATAAGAAATAAAGAATCAAACAGGATTGTATCTATTGAAATTCCAAATATTATGACAGTATCTAATGCAATGAACTTTTCAGCACAGGCATGTTTGGTGAAAAAGACCAAAAAGAATTTCCTAGCAAAAGCAGTTATTGCAGATGGGAATGGATTGGGTGCAGGATTGATAGATGAGTTGTTAAAGGAATCTTATGATCCGATTACTGGAGAGTATCTTGGATGTTGGAATACAATGAACACCGATAACCAACCAGAGGTTAGAGATGCCGAAAAATGCTTGTTTGATATGAAAGCACAGCATTTTCAGAGTAAAGTAGTTGCAGATTTTATAGATGCTGTTGAAAGTGGCAAATTAAAGTTACTTGAAAAAAAACAAGACACAGATTTTTCTCCTAAAGATAAACAAAATATGGATTTACGAGTATTACCATACATACAAACTGATTTATTATTTGAAGAGATAGCAAATTTGAAATTAAAGCATATGACAAATGGTGCTTTATCTGTAGAAAAGGTCGTGAAAAAAGTAGACAAAGACCGTTTTTCTGCATTAAGTTATCTGATATTTTATATTACAGAATATTGTAGTGCTATTAAATCCAAAAACTCTAATAATTGCAAAAATATCCTATCAATGGCACGTAGACCATCTATAGTAAGATCATACTAAATTTTCACAAGTCACAAAACGGAAGAAGGTGAGATAAATAAGTACAGAAAAAAATAAATCTGAATCATCTACTATAACTGATGAGCAAGCATCTAAAATATACAATTCAGATAAGCAAGCATTTGATAATTTTACATCTAGCAAAACAAAATCTATGGATTTTGCAGTCATTAAACGATTGGTATTATCAGAACTTGCTTTAAATAAATCTATTCGTCCACAACGTATCTGCGGATTTTCAAGACAGCAAATTTTAAATATGTGCCAATATCCAGAACGATATGGAACACAGATATTAAAGTTAATGGATTATATGTATCAGAAATCAGGATATATGAGAAGACTCATAGATTATTTCTCTAACATGCCTAAGTTGAATTACTATATAGATAAAGAAATTACAGATATGTCTTTTCTTAAGGTAAATGAAAATACATATAAAAAAACCTTTATAAAGTTTGCTTCTCAAGCAAGTAAATTTAATTTAGGAAATAATATTCACGACATCACAAAAAGAATGTATCTAAATGATGCTTGTTTTGCATTTGTTATAGAAACTGACTTAGATATATCTTATTTTTTCCTTGACCCTAGATATTGTGAAATTAGAAAAATCGTAAATGGAAATGTATATGAATTTGCCATAAATAGAAGTCTTTTATCCAATGCATATTATGACACTCTTCCATCTGAATTACAAAATCTATTGAAGCAATCAAAAAACATATCTTTAAATAATCTCGTAGATATTCCCTATGAAAATGGATTTTGTATAAAATATAACAGCAATTTTCTTCATCTGTTTCCACCGTTTTTTCCAATGATTGCGGATATTCTTTTGATTGATGAATATAAGGATTTGGCAAAAAGCAAAGCTGTGAATGATGCGTATAAATTGTTGGTACTTCCTGTTCCGATGAAAGACGGTGAAGTAACTATGGATGATGGTATGCTTACTCCCTATGTGGAAACCGCTCTTAATGTCGTACAGGAAAATATCGGAGTACTACCCTATCCTGGAGAAGTTAAGTCAGTAGAATTTTCATCAAGTAATTCTGATGATAGAGATAAAGTTGCAGATGCTACTACTCAAATGTATGCAAATCAAGGTGTTAGTGAAGCCCTTATGTCGGGTGCTTCAAGTGGATCAGAATTAAAATTGTCAATCACAAATGATAGTGCTGATATTTTTAGAATTTATCGTATGTTAGAAAATTGGATGAGTTTGCAAATGAAACTGCGCAAATACATTTATCCTTCATATCAGTTTGTTTATAAAATATTAGATATAACTATTTTCAACGAAGCAGATGTAATCAATCGGGAATTAAAATTAGCACAGGCAAGCGCACCAAATAAAGAGCGATTATGCGCAGCTAGTGGTATATCTCCTTCTGCTATGATTGGAAACACAGTACATGAAGGTAAGATGTTCAAAGATATTTTTGATTTGTGGAATCCACTGAAATCATCATATACAACTTCTGCTTCTGGAGATAAATCTGATGATGGAGGCAGACCCACTATGGACGATAGAGATTTGAGTGCTGCAGGTGAAGTAACTCGTGAGAACGATACAAATGATCCTGATAATCGCATATAGAAAGCTGGTGTATATATGAATATTGTTTATGTATTTGACAAGGCTAAAGCAGATTATCTACATAGTCTTGGATTTATATATAATGAAAAAGAAATTGATAATAAAAAAGCATATCAGTTTTTTGGAACAGATGAATTTATGAAATCACTCACTTCAAATTATGAACAGAGTGATTTTTTAGTGTCAAAAAATATGTGCTTTTAGAAAGGAGAAATATTGGATAATAAGTTATTTAGATATAATACTGAAATAAAAATTGTTCAATCAAGTATTAAAAAACTCAATCCACAATTCAGTCTTTGTGATGTTCTTGTCTGCTATCACGGCGATAATCGCAACATGACTTCTCTCCCCAAAAAGGTAATTGAAGATAATTTGTATTCTATTTATGGAATTCCTATTGTCGGAGAATGGATTTATAAATTAGATGGAACCGATGAAAAGTCGTGGGGATCTCATGGTGGGCGAATTATTTTAGATGATAAGGGTATCCATTTTGAACAGACAACAAAACCTTTTGGATTCGTTTCTAAAGAAGCTGCTGATAACGCTTCCTGGATTACGATTACTGAAAAAGATGGACATACAAAAAACGAATATTTGAAATTGTCTGGATGTATCCTTTGGACTGACAGATATGAAGAATCTAAAACGATTTTGGATGATAATTTCGGGCAAAGCATGGAAATAGAATTCAAGAAGGGACATTATCGTGATGATCATTACTATGAAGCAGAAGAGTTTATCTTTTCTGCTCTTTGTATTTTAGGGACTGATTGTGAACCATGTTTTGAATCTGCTTGTATTAGCAGACATTATGAACTTGATTCTTTCAAAAAAGAGTTTTCTCTTATGCTTGATGAATATAGAAAATCAACAACCAAACCAAATAAGGAGGAAAAGAAATTCATGGATTTAAAGAAATTTACAGAAATTCTTTCAACCGTGAAAATTGGTGAATCCGATGTTTGTAAATACAGACTTTTGAATGTAACAGATTCTAAAGTATTTGCTTTAGATATGGAAAATTATAAACCTTATGGTTTTGACTATGCAGTTACAAACGAAACCGATGTTGAAAATATTGTGATTGACTTTAATTCAAAGGTTGAAATGTCTTTGTCTGCTACAGATAAAATTACAGATGAAAATTTTGAGGAATTTGATATTAAATCTGTTATTGATACTACTGCTGCTTCTATGGCAGAGACAAAGACAAAAGAAAATACTTCTATTTTAGAAACTGAATTTAATAACAAAATGGAAGAAATGAAAACAGCATATGAGGACGTATCGAATAGTTATTCTGTTGCTATGAAAAAAATTGAAGAATATGAAGCAAAAGAAAATGAAGCAAAAGCGGAACAACACAAAGCTGATATTGATGCTCTATTTGAAAAGTATTCTGAAAAACTTGGTAAGTGTGCAGAATTTCTTGTTTATAAAGCAAAGATTAACCCTGCAGATGTAACACTGGATGAAGTATCAGAAAAACTTACTCTTATGGTAGGTAAATTCACTATGGATTCTGCCACAAAGAAGAATTTCTCTTATAATCCCACTGAAGCAGGTGTTGCTGGTAAGCGAAATGAAACAAATAACAAATATGGTCATTTACTTGACAAATATATGAAATAATCAGGAGGAAAAGATAATGGCGAAAAATACTTATATGACAGTCGAAACAACCGCATTACATGGCTGCACTTGCTTTTCTTTGCAGTCCGCAAATGACATTCAAAACGGGGCAATCGTAGGTAAAGGCGATTTGGTTTCTGACGAGAAAAGCGTCTATACTGCGCTTGATACTTACTCAGATGACGCTATGTACCTAGTTGCCAATCCAGCATGGTCTTATAACGATAATTCTATGACCGACCAAAATGAGGAAAATTTTATTAATAAAGCTGGCATTGCTTTTAGAGCATATGAACTGAAAAAGGATAGAAAATTTAAAGTTGGCAATCTACCGTCTACTGTTACTCTTGCAAAAGGAGATTTCGTAGAGTTCAAGGATGGGGTTTATGCAAAGGCTTCTGCTGACACAAAACTAAAAATTATTGATATTGAAGAAATTGGATTCCCATATTGTATTGGCTCTGCTGGTGTAGTAATTACTGGTGATTCTACAAATGAATATGGATATGCAATTGATACAAGAAATATTAAATACACTATCGAAGTACAGTAATAATTGAAGGAGGAATACATAAATGGGTAATTATTTAAAAGATCTGACTGCATTGATGAATGACAGTCTCACAAATAAGGTTGCTCTGTTTAATGCAGAGGCTTCTAAATATACTGATCAGGCGATTAGGGAAGCATTCTTTGAAATTCTCGGTGAGGATAAACTTACTTGGCAGAACTTCAGGAATCACAAAAATGAAATTTATACCGTTATCGAAACTGTTCTTTCTATTAATCTTCCTACCGCATGGGAAAACTCTCGATTCTATGACCAGTTTGTAGAAGTAAAGAATGGTGCATTAGGCGATAAGAATGAATTCGTTGTTGAGGATAATTCAATCCTTGTTGCTTCTCGTTTCTCTGGTAATCATTGGGATACTGACCGTCAGAAGTTACAGGGCAAGAAATCTTTCTCCGTATCTACTGAATGGATTTATCTGAGAGTTTATGACGAACTCGAAAGATTCTTAAAAGGTACTATTACTCTTCCTGAGATGATTGCAAAGTTACAGAAAGGCTTCCAGAATGAAATTGATTCCAGAATCTATGCTTCCTTCAATGGTATCGGCACTTATCTTCCATCTGCCTTCCAGGAAAAAGGCTCTTATGACAGAGGACTTATGAATGACCTGATCCAGAGGGTACAGATTGCATCTCAGAAGGAAGTTGTTCTTGCTGGTACTAGAACTGCCCTAGCAAATATCTCCGAAGGAATCAATACTGCATGGATTGCGGATTCTCAGAAAGAGGAACTTGCTACCACTGGTGTTGTTGTTGAAAACATTGGTCTACCTGCAAAAGCTGTTATGATTCCTCAGACATTCCTTAGAGGTACATATGACTTTAAGGTTGATAACAATGTAATCCATGTATTGCCTGCAAATTCAAAACTTGTAAAACTCTTCTATGAAGGTGACGTTCGTGCAAGAGATTTGTCTGAACAGGATACACATGATCAAACTGTAGACAGTCAGGTACAGGTAAAATTGGGAACAGGCGTTGTTTGTGATAATCTTACTGGTCGATATGAAATTGTCTAATCAATAGAAGTAAATAAAATATACTAAAATTCGCTCACCTAACAATAGGTGATTTTTTATTGCATATTTTAGGTGAGCATTTGATAGAGGTATATATGAGTGATAAAGAAAACAACATAAATACAAAGCATAGAGTTCCTTTTGACAGAGAATATGCAACAAGCTATAGATCAGAAGTCAAGTGGTTAGCAGGCCACGGAATCCGATATGAATTTGTTAAAGAAATAAATACTATTTCAATATACAAATATAAAAAGAATTCTGCTCTATATTTTGCGCTAGGTGAATTCTATAAGTCTTTGGAAAGCAGAAATGTAAAAGATTTGGAGGAAAAGAACTAATGAATTATGAAAATATGTCATTAGATGAGTTAAAAGAATACGCAAAGCAACTGGATATTAAAGTAGGAAATATTGGGAAAGAAAAACTCATTGAAAAAATTAAGGTTGTTGAAAATAATAAAACGGCTATTTCCGCTGTAATTGAAGATGACGATTTAGAGGCAACTGATCTAGTCCCTACTATTACGCCACAGGAAGAAAAGAAAGAATCTCTTTTAGATTCCATTACATCTGCCATTGATGATTTAGACGAATCAGTTGATACTGGTATTAATTCAAATATTGAAGACTTACCTATTGATACTGTAATTCCTGTTAAATCTATAACATTTGGTGGACTGACATACAAATCACGTACTAACAATGCAATTTTCAGATGGAACCAAATAGGGGCTATTGAATATATGACTGTTGCAGATTTGAATGAAATGAACAATTATAAGAGAGATTTCTTAAACAGACCACTTGTTATTCTTATGGATGAACGGGCTATTAAAAAGTTCAGACTCACACCAGTATATGAAAATGTAGCAAAAATTAATAATCTCAAACAAGTATTTGCATCTGATATGGGCACAATTGAGAGAACTATTGATATCGCTCTACAGGTAAATATGAGGGATATTCTTGTATCTAAAGTAAGTCAGATGATTAAAAATAAAACGCTTGTAGATATTAACATTATTCGCCTTCTAAGTAAACGTTTATCATATGATTTTGAAGAAATTTTAGAACAGCAATAAAGGCAGGTGATATATATGGCTAATACCACTCAGTATCATGAACTTGTGGATATTTTCTTTAATAAAATCAAAGATTATGATTTAGCAAACATGGACGAAAATATTGCTACTGAAATTGCTATTGGCTATATTGATTCTGCTTGTAGTCAATTTCAATCATGCACACAGGATTTGGACAATAGAGATGATGAACTTGGACAGTTTGGGATAAAGTTAAGTAATACAAATAAGCAAATGTTAGTGAACTACATGTGCATCGAATTCTTGGACTCTAACTTTCTACGAGTTAGCCAGGCATTAAAATCCAGACTATCTACTAGCGACTTCCATTCTTTACAGAATCCGCAACAATTATCAAAAGTTATGGAACTTCGCACAATGCTTAAATCAGAAAATGATCAGTTAGCTATCAATAAATCATATAAAGATTCTAAACTCTTTGATTTAGTTACAAATAGGAAGAAGGTGTAAAATGAGCCTTCGACTTATGAAAGAACGAGTCAAACATAGCGGTTTTACAGTACGTGAAGAAATGATAATAGATGGGCAAAATCTACTAAAAGAAGAATTGGAGCATGATTCTTCGTACTCCCCTACTATGTTTTTCTGGAATCCAGTGTTGGGATGTGATGATAGACCTGCCAAAGTCAGAATTTATAATCGAAAATATAGTTCATTAAACGGCAATTATCAAAATTTTTTAACTACATATGATAATCCAATTAAAATTGGAGAATATCTGCATGATACAAAAGATGACACATACTGGCTCATTTATAATTCATTCAATGTAAATGATGTACACTATGAAGGTAAAATGATTCAGTGTAATTATCTTCTGCGCTGGCAATTGTCAAGTGGGAAAATCATAGAACGTTATACGAATATTGTTAGTGCCAGCAAGTATGATGTGGGCGAGAGTGGAAATAGCACATTACAATTAAGTTCAAATAACTATACAATACTTTTTGGGTATTGCGAAGAAGGTTTTGAATTAGAGGGGAAACGGGTATTTATTGATATGCGGCATATCAATCCTATTAAAGTATTCAAAATTACTCGTAGCGATGATGTTTTATATAATTCTGGTAACATGGGCGCATTGTTGAGTTTCATAGCCGATAAAGATGAATTCAATCCAGAATTTGATAATCAGGAACTTAGAATATGTAATTATATTAAACCTGAATTGTCTCCCTCCCCTGTCCCCCAGCCACCTGATGAAGTGAAAGATTTAAGGTGTGAAATTTCTGGCAGTAAAAATTTGAAAAATGGTTATACCCGTACTTATACAGCTTCATTATTCAATAAAGAGGGAAATGCTGTAAATTGGGATGATACATTATATAACTGGAATATTCAAAGTGATTTTGATATTGAAAAGATTATTGCCAAAAATAAAATTAAAATAAAAGTTAATGATGAAACTTTGATAGGGCTCTCTTTTTCATTGCAGGTTATATCAAAAACAGACAATTCTATTATCGCAGAAGATACCATTTCAATTATTGAACTGATTGCAAAAGGAGGTTAACGTTAATGGCATATTTAGAAGAAATACCTTCATACAAAGACGATCTCCTGCACGCATTTATAGAAAACGAAAATATCATAACTCTTATAGGCAGCAAGGATCAAAACATACAAGATCCAGTTGACCTAATTGGCGAAAATATATTTCCCAATCCATATGTGCCCGATACACAATCTGAAGTGAAAACGTATTTGTGTATGGATATATACGTTCCTCGTGTAAGAGATAAACTATTCAAAGATGTACAAATTGTTATAAATATTTTTTCTCATAAAAATATGTCTACATACAAAGGGAAAAGCCGTGTTGATCTACTCAACATTGAAGTTGATAAAATATTGAATGGAAATATGGATTTCGGCATTGACTCAGTTCAGCTTTATTCCGTGATGCCTTATCTGCCTAACAATCATTTTTTTGGCAAACAAATCATTTATACTGTTCAAAATTTTAACCAAAGAAGGTGCAGGCACAATGAACACAAAATTTAGTAAAGCCCTTCTCATGCATGGTAAAGACTATCCTTTAACTGAGTATATCACACTTCACCATCCAACAATAGACGAAATTCTGAATATAGATGAAACCGCCAGCCCAGATAATACTTACTTGCAATATGTACAAATCATATTATCTGATCCATATACAAACATGGTTATGTTGGATGACATGGGAAAAAACTATTTAGAAGTTACGCCATTTGAAGTATTTCTTTTGCAGTGGGACGCTTGTGTCCAGAGTTATAATGCAAATAAAGAATTGTATGATACTTGTCAAATACACCCTTTACAAACAATTTTAAACGCATTGCAGTTTTTCATCAATGAACAGCATTATTTCCTAAAGGGCAAATATGATGATAATCAAGTTTGTCTGTATGATGTCGAAAATCCGTCATGTCAAATTACGCAAGAAATATTTGAATTTATCTGCGAATGGGTGAAATCTATCAATAAATTTGACTATTCAAATCGTATCAATCCAGCAGATGAAAACGCAAGGCGTGTTCTTATAGAGGATATGCGTGAAGAACAGAAAAAGGCGAAAAGACGCAAAAAGAAAAAAGACGACAATCAAGATTATATTGGCAATCTTATGTCCGCTGTTAGTTTTTGCGGCAACGGATCAATAACGCCGTTCAATATCAGGAAATGTAAAATATATTGGCTCAATGAAGCGTTATCCATCAGCGGAAAGAAATCAAATGCAGATCATATTTTAGATGGAATGTATCACGGGACAATCAGTTCAAAAGATGTAAATAAGAAAGAATTAGACTGGATGAAATAATCCAGTTATTTTTAATATGGAGGAATGTTACATATGAAGTATGCTTTTAAGAAGGTTCGCCGAATCATTATCAATGATCTGGCAACAAAAAAACATAAGGTTACATTGAATGACCTTAAAAATTTTAAGATCAACGGTTCTCAGGATACTGTATATGCTGAAGGTCAGGACGGGGCAAAACTTGCTGCATTTGATGTAAACAAAGTTGCAAGCATTTCTGCTGAAAATGGTTCTGTTGATGAAGGCTACCTTGCATTGCAGGTTGGTTCTGAAGTGGTAAAGGTAACGAATGGGTCTTCTATTCTTATTCGAGAAGAATTCCCTATTCAAGATGGCGACACCAGCGTTGTGCTTTCTTACAAAGCCACAGGAGCAACAGGAAATGAAGTCAGGTTTATTTATAAGGCAGACAGCAACGGGCTTCCTGGGGACAATTATACGCAGAATGCAACAGCTTCTGAAACAGAATTTGCCTATGCGCCTGACACAAAAACAATTACACTTCCAACAGATGTTTTCCATGCCGGAGATACTGTAATCGTTGATTATTATCCTAAATTCTCTGAATATGAAGAAATTGCAAATGATGCTAACAAGTTCTCTATGACTGGCGAAATCATTGTAGACGCATGGTTTACCGACTTGTGTACAGAAGCAGATGTACCTCTTCAGCTTTATCAGCCAAAAGGGAAAATTTCTGGTACAATCGACCTTTCCGCTGGTGATCAGGCAGCCGTACAAAGCATTGAGATTGAATCTCTGACCAGAGCTTGTGTTGGTGACAGCAAAAACCTTTGGATTCTTAGAAAATATGATTTGTCTAAGGCAGAAGCCTGACCTGTTTTACGAGGTGATATAACTTTGAGTAAACCAAATACGGTATGTCGTGTTTGCAGGAAAGAATATTACTGTTGCACTGACAGCAGAGAAGCAAACTCATGGAGAGCAATGGCATGTTCTCCTGAGTGCTATCAAAAATATATGCGGCGCATTGAAATGGCAAGAAATAAACCTATGGAAAGCATTAAAAATGATATTTTAGAAAGCATTTCAGAAGAAGCAGCAGCAGTAAAACCTAAAACACGAAAAAAGAAAGCTGAAAATATTGAGGATACAGATGAAAATTAAGTATTGAGATTAGTGTATTGAAAATTCATATGGGATATACACTACTTTGTTGTATATCCCATTTTTTTACACTTTGGAGGTGATTTATTGAAAGAAATGATTGTAATTGACAATCGTACAGACGAAATTAAATTGGTAAACCAGCGTCAAGTGTTTTTATATGTCAAAAATGGGCTACAGCCATTGCGATTAGAAGTTGGACATAGCGGCAAACTTGTATATATTTTCTCTCGTACTAAGAGTGAAGATCTATTTACAAAATGGAGAAACTATGAATTGGAGTAATACTGAATGAAAACATATTATCTTGACAACGCAGCAACCACAGCGGTTAGTAAAGATGTAATGGATGTAATTTTTACTACAATGAATGAATCCTATGGCAATCCAAGCAGTTTACATGACGTAGGACAAAAAGCAAAAAATATCATGAATGAAGCGCGAAAGACAATTGCCGAGAAAATAAATTGCAAACTTTCAGAAATCATTTTTACCTCTGGTGCCTGTGAATCGAATTCATTAGCAATCCAAGGTTTTATGAGATGCCATGATGCTGTTTTTATTACATCCGCTATTGAACACAAATCTATACTTGCTTTATGCGAAAGCAATAAGTATGAAACGTATTTTGTTGATGTAGATGAGGAAGGTTTTATTGATTTCATACAGCTCGAAGAGTATTGTAAAAACGCCTATAGTCAAAGAAAAGAAATTTTAGTATCTATCCAGGGTGCAAACAGTGAGATTGGTACAATTCAGGACTTGAAAAGAATAGCAGCGATTGCACACAACTATCATGGAGTTGTTCATAGCGATATTACACAGCTGCTCCCCTACTCTAATATTGACGTAAAGCAATTAGATATTGATATGATATCAGCTAGTGGACAAAAAATTCACGCACCAAAGGGTATCGGTATTTTGTATGTAAAAAAGGGGATTCAATTAAAACCTTTGATTTTTGGTTCTCAAGAATTTGGACTTCGAGGCGGAACAGAAAACATTCCATACATTGCAGGATTAGCAAAAGCATATGAAAAAATTTCAACAAATCATTCTGATATTCAGAAGTTGCGAGACTATATGGAAACAAAACTATTATCAGAAATTCCATTGTGTAGAATCAATAGCAGCAAATATATGAGGATTCCTAATAACATAAATATTTCATTCCAGGGAATAGAAGCTGAAACATTATTGTTGCTCTTAAATATAGATGGGATATATGTATCAGCTGGCTCTGCCTGTGATTCTAAAAATTTATCCCCCTCCCCTGTTCTTGCCGCAATCAAGGTTCCAGATGCCTATATTAACGGAACAATTCGTATTACATTATCAGAAAATCTAACTGTAAATGATGTAGATTATATTGTTTCAACCATTCATAAACGTGTAAATCAATTAAGAAATTTTTCAGGCAAGGATGTGTTCAGTGTTTAATCAGGAATTAAAATTAATATCCCCTATCCCCCCATCCGTGAACCATTATCTTGGGATTAGGGCTGTGATGAAAAACGGAAGACCTTTTGCAATGACATATAAAAAGAAAGAAGCTGTTCAATTTCAAAAACGATTTTCCGAATATGTACAAGATGAAGTAAAAAAACAAGGATGGATAAGATCAGAAAATAAATCACAGCATTATTACATGGATTGTATCTTTTATTTTGATCGTGTTGATAAAGATGCAAATAACTCATATAAAGTATTGGCAGACGCAATCACAGACGCAGGATGTGTTTGGATTGATGATACACAATTGTGTGAACGTGTGCAGGGGATATATTATGATGCTAAAAATCCCAGAATAGAAATTACCATTCATCCAGTAGATTATATTGGTATATTTGAAAGTGCTTCACAATTAAAAAAATTTGATACTAATTGCATTGGTTGTATACGATATAAACGGAATTGCAGTATTTTACAAAAAGCCAAAGAAGGACGAATTCAAGAAGAAATTGTTGAAATGAAATGTTCAAAATATAAGAAAGCTGGTACATAATGATAAAACATGAAAATGATTGTGTAGGATGCGCAGAAACATTTCCTTGTATTGGAGATGTTTGTTGTTATAGAAATGTTCCTCATTACCATTGTGATGAATGTGGTGAGGAAGATGCTCTGTATTATTTTGACGATGATGAACTATGTATTCATTGTGTTGAGAAAAGATTAAATAAGGTGACTGATTGGAGGTAAAATATATGGTTAAAAAATGGTTTAAGATGAAACAAAAAGAAATTGAACTAAAGTTATTTGTATATACTTATGCTGTTGATTTTATTAAAAACAAAGACGAAGCAATCAAAATGATTAAAGACGTTTATGACGCTATGAAGGAGATTTCTCAGGAGGAAATGAAAGATACCCTGATGTCTATCATTGCTGAAAAAATCCACGAGGAAGCAGAAAATCACGTTAATGAAAATAGTTAAAACTATAAATGATTTGAAAATTCAAATAGACAATGCCTGTAATAAAGCAGTTGAGAACGCATGTAATAGAATACTAGGAAGTCTACAGCAAATTATTGATGAAGAATTCTATGAAATGTTTGAACCAGAATATTATTCCAGAACATATCAATTCTGGCATTCTGCCACTACTAAAATGCTTAACCATGCTTGCGGTAAAGTATTTATGGATCAAGATGCAATGAATTATAATGATTTCTGGACTGGCGAGAAACAATTATATCATGCCAGTATTGGCAGTCATGGCGGATGGGTTACTGATGAAACACAAGAGCATAGATTTTGGGATGTATTTATTGAATTTTGCGAAATGAATGCAATAGATATATTGAAACAGGAATTGTCTAAACAAGGACTTAATATTAGATAAGTTATACCGCCCTTCTGTTGGCGGTATTTTTATTATCCCAAAATAGAAGGAGGTATGTAATTAATGGATACAAATCAGTTTTTAATTGAGCTTCAAGCAATATTAAATAAAGAAGTTTCAAAAGGAAATATCGACAAATCCATTATGCGACTGCAAGATCAAATTCAAAAATTACAATTGCGAGTCGAAATCAATCCAAAGGATTTGTTAAAACTTAAAACGCAAATAGAAAAGATAACGAATCAGAAAATCAAAATTCCCAATATTGGTTTTGATTCAGACAACGCAATTAAAGAGGCTCAAAAGACAGCACAGCAAATTGCTAATGCTTCAACTGCTGCTACCACTACAATCATTCAGAATGAGGGGAAAAAACAACAGGCAATTCAAAAAACCGCAAATGCTCAGAAACAAATCTCAAAAGATGAATCTTTAATAAAATCAGGCTTAAATGCGACTACATTTAATAATACAATTGACGCTGCCAAAGTTGCTGCCAACCATTTTAAGGAATTATTAAAAAATGAAAATGCTGTTATTTCTGTATCTGAGCAATTTGGGAAAACAAATAGTCTTGCATCTTTCACTGTAAATGTCAAAAGAGCTGTTGGCGAAGTAGAAACATTAAGATATGCATTAAGTGAAATTAAAGATGTAAATGGAAAAGGAACTGGTCAATACCATTTTGTTAACAAAGGCGGAACGATCAATGACTCAAATGCTAAAAAACAAGTACAGCAAATCGAAAATGCCTTTGCAAACTACACGCAGAAATTAGCACAGTTTAAATCAACAAACAATAATATCCTATCAGGACTATCCTCTCCCCTATCCGATTTTGAAAATAAACTGGCTGGTTTGCGGAACGGGACAGTTACGATTGATGAATTAAGAAACTCTTTTAGTATGCTCAAAGCAGAAGCATCTAAGATTACATCTAATTTATCAGGCGACTTAAACAAAGTTGATAAAGCTGTTCGTAATATTTCTAAAGGCAAAGAAGCAATAGCCAGTCTAAGGGCAGAATTTAATGGATTACACAGCACTCCCAAAGATATAAATTCTGAAATTACAAAACTTTCTACTGGACTACAAAACATAAAGAAAATCGAAGCACAAGAAGGACGTTCTGCAAATTGGAGCAAAGCATATAAAGAATGGGAAATTGCCGTTGACAGCTTAAATGCTAAATTAAAAGTCCTAAAAAAAGAGCAATCTAATATTGCAAACACTCAGGTTTTCAAGACTTCTGATCTTAGGAAAGCAAAGATACCTTATATGAGTAAGGTTTCAAATACCACCGAAAAGCAAATGGCAGAAATCCAAAAAATGGCTAATGCTTATGGGTGGCAAAAATTTGATGTAAAGAGTATAGAGCAAGCAGATGGTCTGATTAAAAAACTCACCTTGACCATTACTGATGCCGAAGGTGCTATCAAACGCCTTAATTTCCAAAGGGCTAATTTAAAGGGTAACGGAAAAACACAAGCTGGTCTTATGCAGACAGGTGATGTACAAGTCATTAAAACTGCTTCAAAGGCTCAAGAAGAACTTGCGCAAAGTGCAGCAAAAGCAAATGCTAAGTTAGCGGAGCAAGCAAATAAAATACAATTTTCTATAAAAACTGGCGAGTATGAATCTAAAATTGCTTCGTTAATTGCAAAAACACAGCAATGGACAACTGCCGAAGGAAATGCGCGAATTAGTACAACAAATCTTTCAACTGCATTAATTGAGCTGGATAGAGTTTCAGAGGCATATGCGAATAACCCAAGTGAAGCAATGCAGAGAAGATTGATTGAATCAAGTAAGAAACTTGATGCAGAATACAAAAAAGTCACAAACTCAGTTCGCAAAATGAATGCAGAGATAGCGAAAGATTCATCTATTGCTTCATTGCATAACAAAGTTTCTGACTTTATGAGCAAGAATGGGAAGGCAGTTAAATATTCTGGAGAATTTCAAAGAATATTTAATGAAACTGCTAAAGGCGCACAATTAACTCGGGAACAGGTTGTAAGGTTAAACCAAGAATTTAATCAGGCGGTTGTATCAGCACGCAATGCAGGTAAACTTGGGAAAACATTTTTTCAAACTATGAAAGATGGAATGAGTTCATTCAGTTATTGGACAAGTTCTACTTTTATTGTAATGAAGACATTTTCTGAAATCCGACAGGCGGTTACTACTGTAAAGGAATTAGATACTGCTTTAGTGGATTTGAAGAAAACAACTACAATGACATCCAGTGAATTGGAACAGTTCTATTATGATGCTAATGACGTTGCAAAACAAATGGGTGTCACAACTAAGGAAATTATTGATCAGGCAAGTGCGTGGTCAAGGCTTAATCAAATAGGTCTGCTATATGGTAACATATAGGCAATAACCCTCTCAAATCATGGGAAGTCCAGAGATGGATAATCATGAGGGTAATGCATTAAATTATAAGTAATTTCAGTCATCTCTTTTTACCGGAGGTGATTTTTTATTCCTAAAAAAGATTTAGTTGGAAAACAATTTGATCAATTAACTGTAATAGAAATGTTATGGAATTATCAAAATAGACATCGTACATATTGTAAATGTATTGGTATAGATGGCAAAGAATATATTGTTAGACAAGATGCTTTAGTGTCTGGTGCAACACATACAATACATGGAGCATGTTCTGGTGGTATAGCACATGATATTACTGGTAAAAGATTTGGTAGACTTGTTGCTATAGAACCTGCAAATGAACGTGCTACAAATGGAGGAATCAGATGGAAATGTATATGTGATTGTGGCAATATTGTTTATCCAACAATGAATAATTTAAAAAGAAAACATACCACATCTTGTGGTTGTGCAAAAGAAGATTTTATCGAATCTTGTAAAATAGACATTATTGGCAAAAAATTTGGATATTTAACCGTTCTAAATGAAGAAGGATCGCAAAAAGGTGAAAGAAGAAAGGTAAAATGTTTATGTGACTGTGGTAGTATTCATATTTGTTCTGTAACTGATTTAACTACAAAACACACAATGTCTTGTGGTTGTATGTGTAAGAGTAAAGGTGAGTTATATATTGAAGAAATATTACAGGAACTAAATATTGATTATGAACGACAAAAAAGATTTAAAGCTTGCAAAAACAAAAAACCTCTTCCATTTGATTTTTATATAGCCAAACAGAATGTATGCATTGAATATGATGGGGAACAACATTATAAGCCAGTGAAACACTGGGGTGGAGAAAAAAGATTTTTAGAACGACAGTTAAATGACAAAATCAAAAATGAATATTGTAATAAAAATAATATAACTTTATTACGAATACCATATACAAAAACAAGACAAGAGATATTTGAAATTATATATAATTTAATGAGTCCCGCAACGATCACAGCTTAAAAGGTAACGATTAAGCATACGGGGGCATCCTATTTTATAGGATGAAGGTATGATCTGGTCTGCAAATATAATCTAACAAAGAAATTGCAGAGGTAGGCAGAAATGACCTACCCCTTTTTATTTAAATATAAAAAGAGTAACAAAACGAGGATACAGCTCAAATAAAGCTGCGTCAAAGATGGCTAAGTATTCTTCAATGTTTGCAAGTATTTCGCCAGGTATGGATGTTGATACTGCTACAAATGGATTAGTCAGTATCATGAAAGCCTTCGACATAGGTAATGAAAATCCTGATGATGTCCTTGATGGCATTATTTCAAAAATTAATATAATTGGGAACACTGCTGCAACCAGTAACGCTGAAATCGTTAATATGTTAGCCAGATCATCTTCCGCTATGAAGGAGGCAAACAATACATTAGAAGAAACAATCGGTTTAGAAACAGCGGCTGTAGAAATAACAAGAGATGATGCCAGCGTAGGCACTGCATTCAAGACAGTATCCATGAGGATTCGAGGTAGACAAATATTGCCTCCATATACAGTAATGTATATGCTGTGTGCCTAATAATTACACAGATGATAACTATATCGGTTAAAAGGCGATGGGACGCTCAAGACCGAGGAAAGATTGATTTTAGATTTGATTGACACCATAAAAAGTATTGACAGACAATATTATTTATGTTATGGTTACACTGTCGAAAGGCAGTGATTTAACATAATAGATTTCTTTTGATTTACTATTATGTTTTAGGTGTAAACCAGTGATTTAATAAAAGTTATCTTTTATGAGCAGTTTAATTAGCTGCTCTTTTTCATTTCTTAGGAACAATTTAAAATCTTTATCCGTAGAGACTGTAATACTTTATATGGCAACGTATAAAGTTAAGTTACTCCCCTACTCTTCCATTTTATAATAAAGACAAGAGGGGAAAGATCCAGTCCAATCTCACACAATAATCCCAAATAAAAAGAAATGTGAGAGTTAGCCAGAAATGACTAACCGCCATATTATATGATATGGTCAGTAAGGTAGGGTTTCGCCTGAAAGTAATAGAATGTATGATGAAGAAACCGAAGAGTTTATCGGGAATATTGAAGAACTTTCTGGTAAAATTGCAGATTTGACAAAAACCGCGTCTACTCCTGGCGGTATAAGCTTATTTACAGATGAAGCAAAAACAGAATATAAATCTACATATCAATTATTAAAAGAAATAAGTGAAATCTATGACCAACTTACAGATAAAGAACAAGCTGGTCTTCTTGAAGCATTGGCAGGGAAAAGGCAAGGACAAATAATTGCTGCAACTATCAATAATTTTGAAGCGGCTGAAAAAGCATTGGTTAATATGGCCAATAGTGCAGGATCAGCAGATGATGAAATGTCAGTGATTATGGATTCACTCGATTATAAGATTAATCGGCTATCTGAAACAGGTGTTTCAGTATCCCAAAACCTATTCCAACGTGATGATATGAAGTCAATTATTGATGTCCTTACTTCTGTAATGGAAGTTATAGATGCGGTCACTTCAAAAATTGGACTATTGGGAACAATAGGTGTTGGAGCTGGATTATTTGCAGGATGGAAAAATGTCGGTAGTCCTAAAATGTATGGACTCAATCATTATTGTTTTGATAAATGCCGACAGTATGTTAGTTCTACTGGATACAGTAGTTTAGAACATACGGCTCATGAGATACATGAGTTTAAATGAACAGGCAATATGCTGGGAAAACGGTCAACCTCACACTACTCCCCTATTCTGGCGACAGAATAGGTTATAGTAAAAATGTGTGAACTCCGTGGGTCAGCAGGGATAGGACTCTTGCAGTCAAGCCCTCACTGTAGCGACAACCCTGAGTAAAAGTTAGATGCAACGCTGCTTTTATAAGATGCGCTCGATACTCCTGGCATGACAGGGCAATCCTTGACAGATTGTGAAATATGAAAATCTTATCTTTCACTCATGTATTTGTTGGACTCTTGTTACCAGAGGTGATAGGAAGGTAACAAAATACTTTTATACAAATGAAAATTTACCCTTGCCTAATATATTACGTGGTGTTTTTGGTCTAACTCCGTATACTATACCTCAAGGGGTATTAGTATGCCAGAAACAGCGGCTGTATCTGAATATCTGAAAATGTTTCGGTCAGCAAAAAATCTTAACCAGACAGAGTTTGCAAAAGAAATCGGTTTCAGCAGAGCAGAAATAAGTTTAATAGAGCGGGAGTTAGTCGACCCAACATTACGTACATTAAAGAAAATTGCAGATTACATGGGAATTTCCATTTCTGAACTTCTGCAGGTAGAAACAGACGGTACTGAAACATATTCTGAGTTACATTCTTCTGAAAATTTCCCCGAACTGGAATTCATATCACAGAGGTTAAATGCATATCGCAATAAGTATGAGGAATCTCAGGAGGTATTTGCAGAGCATGTTGGCATTCATATTGCATCACTTAGCCTGATGGAGCGGAAACGCATGAACCCAAGATTGAGCACACTGCAAAAAATTGCTGCATATATGGGTATTACCGTTTCAGAGCTGCTAACGCCTTTGCAGGAAACACAGAATTCAGATAAGGAAATGAATAGATAAATAACCGATACCGATTGGCATGAGTCAATGAATGATAAAAGAGCAGTTACTTTCGTAGCCGCTCTTTTGTTATGATTATTTTGTATTAGGTCAGTTTACAAGGAACTACACGCAGACCGTGAAACGGGCTGCTGACAACAAACGGCGGTATGCTCCCGGAGAGGGCAGCATACCGCCTGTTTTGTTGTCCGGGGTTTCCAAAGGGGTGCCCCCTTTGGCACACGACTTTGCTTGCAAAGTGTAGTGTGTTATACCTGCTGGCGTGGCTGACGGGGGAAACGGGGTGCGGTGCTTCTTGCGCCCCGTTTGCTCCGGCAGGAAAACAGGCTGAATTTTTGCGAATGGGAATGAGCAAAAAATCGGCCTGTTTTCAGAGAACGGCGGCAGGTATATGAAAGCCCCCGTCCCTCGTCCTACGCTCCGACTTGTGGACAAAGTGTCCCGAAGTTGTGGCCACACTCCCGGAAAAGTAGCAGGACAGCGGGCAACCGTCAAGGCTGAAATGAACGGGGTTACACCCGGCCTTGACCGCCGCCCGCCGCCCCGCTGGATGGGTGGACAAGGCGGCCAATCCCTCAAAGTGCTTGTCCGCGCTCTTTCTGATTTTGAGGTATTCAGTTTTTCAAAATTGAATAATCAAAATAAATTTTTTCGATTGAAAAAATTTTATTTGTTATCATCTTCAATGCCATATTTTTTCTTTTGCCGAATCA